CAAGTATTTACGGTCTTTTAGTAAATTAATGTTTTCAGGGTGTCCAAAAATGTTTGGATCTGACACTGACCAAAGCACTATCCCCGGCTTACCTTCGCCCCAAGCTAAATGCTGAAAGAAACTATCGATGCCAATCCATGTATTGCACTCTTTAATGAGCTGACGCAGTTGCGGCATGGTTAGCCCTTTTCTAAAATCCTCGACAAGTTGCTTTTCACCTTCTAAACCAATCTGAACAACATGTTTAGTTTTTTGCAATTCGTATACAAGTTCTTCCCAATATGGATAGTTTTTAGGGTTTTCTCCGCCCTTGACTAAAGGCTTGGCAAAAGGATGTATCAAGATCATAGGTAGAGCTTTCTATAAGCATTTTCTAAACTATCAGTCCACTTCCATTGATCCATTTTGGCGTAGATATTCCAAGGCTCAATACTGCCAAAAAGATGTTGAGCTTCAGCTATTGGTCGCCCGGGAACCACTTCAGGGTAGCATGTAAAAATTTCAGGGCGAGGGATTGAAGGCAATACATGACTAAATACAATGTGGTCGCCAAGCCCGCCATTAAGTACCACAATGGTTTTATCACGATATTGGAGAATATTCCTAAAAATAAACTCGTCATGGTCATACATTTCTTTTTTGTTTTCAGCACGAATACCGCCTTGAGGGTTCTTTAAATGCCAAGAAGTTGCGTAAGGTACGGTTAGTAGCTTATAGCCTTTTTGGTGTAATCCATAAGTAAAAAGTGTTTCTTCTCTATGGGCTACTCGGGATAACCCTAGATTGTAGTCACAGACACCAGCGCGGTATAAAAATGAGCAATGCAGGTGCTCAACTTGTTTTACGCCTTTTATAAAGTCCCATTGAATATTCGGTTCTGAATCGATGTTATCGATTAGACCCGTAGACTTTGAAGCATTGATTGGCTGCCCTGTGATGATAGCTCCACCCACAGCCCCTAGCTGAGGGATCTGAGCAGCGTAGCTATACAGACTCTGTAATACTGTTGGCTCTGGGATGCAATCATCATCAACGCGCCAAACCCACTCATAACCCATCTTGTTAGTCATTTGATGAATATGATGTTGCCCTTTCTTTTCAGCAAATAGCCATTCCCATTTAAGACCTTTTATGTCCATAATCTGAAAAAAATGTTGATATATAGGGTTTACCCTCATATCTTCAGGTTCATCATTATCATCAAAAATTACCAGCTTATCTGGCAATCTAGTTTGATTAATAATGGCTTCTAAAACCAAAGGGAGCGTTGTATGATAACGCCCCCTTGTAGCTACAGAACATAAAATTTTACTCATTTGTCCACCGGCAAATCATTAAATTAAGATGATTATGTTCATTCAAAGGATCTGGTTGATCTTTAATTTGTCCAAATTCATTGATGTAATTAAACTTAAAACCGGGAAAATGACTTTCATTTAAACCATGAATTTTATGATGATGTCCCCAAAAACCAACAGGTTCATTCATAGGAACTGTTATTAACAATCTTTTGCAATGATTTTTTAATTTTTCTACTACTTCTAAACCGTTATCTAAATGTTCAATTACTTCAAAAGCTACGATAGTATCGTATTGATCTAACTCATATTGATTAATATCAGCATTTACAAACTTAGCATTAGGTAACCAATTTTGTTCTTGTGCTACTTCTACAATAATAGGATCATAATCTAGACCTGTATAGTCTATGTCTTTAGGAAAAAACTGTGTGCCATAGCCACTAGAGCATCCCAATTCAAATACTTTTTTTCCTAATAGGTTTTCATTAGCCCATTTATATCTGGTAACTTCTCTAGGAAATACTTCATCACCCTGAAGGAATACAGCCCTTTCATAGTAATTTCCCAATCTCCAATGATACCAATCAAAATTATATTTTTTAGCAAGCTTTAAAGAGTTTTTAAGAAATATATGCTCCCAATTTTTAACCAATTCTGGGTCATGAACTGTTCCTTCACCTTTATGATATATAGGAAAACCACCTGTATATTGTTCTCCGTTCCAAAGTTTTTCAAATACTTCAATAACTTTAAATCCAGCTTTTTCAGTTTCTATACAAAATTCAGTATCTTCTCCACCACCAACACCATATTCTTCGTTTAACAAACCAATCTTATCAAATACTTTTTGATGAATCATTACACAAAAAAATACTGCAAAAAAGTGATTTGCTGGTTCTGAATGTCCTTTAATAATGCAAGAAATCCCGCAATCAGGATCTGCAAAAGGTTTATCAAGTATTTCTAACCATTGATTTTTAGGCTGTTCTAACAGAACTGTGTCATTATTTAAGAGAATAATTTTATCAGTTGTAGCTGCTTTGATGCCTTCATTAGTAGCTTTAGAATATCCCAAAGGGTCTTTATTCCATACAACTGTTAAATTGGGTATAGCAGAAGCCAAGTATGTTAAATAGGCTTCTGTATTATCGGTACATCCATTGGCAGAAATGACCAACTCTATGTCGGTCATTTCGGTGTATTTGATAATTGAATCTATACAGGGTTTAAGGTATTTTTCGCAATTATTGTAAGTAGGTATTACTATGCTGTATTTCATTCTGTCCTTTTGATCGCATCATTGATCTTTTTAAAATCATATCAAAATTTAATATATTTTCCATGATTTTGTTAATTCATCCCAAATACAAAGTGTATTATTTGGTGCAGGAATTGGTGGAATCCATACATTATTTTCTAATATCCATGAAGGATAAGGTTGTGGTGGAGTGAAAATATTATTAACATAGGTATATCCGGGGCTAGCCACGTCAGATTCTACAGCTATATATTTTGAATCTAATCCCGGCAATGGATGATCAGGCGGTGTTTCATAGTTAATCACATTGACAACATTTATACCATCAATAATTGCATATCTTTGCATTATTTCTCCTTAAAAATAAGCAGTTACCGAAATATAACCTGCTCCACCTGAATTTCCAGCAGCAGCATTAGATCCTGAACCAGCAGAACCACCTGATCCACCAGCACCAACAGCATAAGAATAAGTTGAACTTGGGGAACTAATTAAAACTTTTATAAATCCACCTGCACCACCACCACAACCAGTATAAATTTGTGCTGTATCATTTCCACCACCACCGCCACCACCACCACCACCAGTATTTCCAGCACCACTAGCAGCCCCACCCACATAAGAAGCACCTGCGCCACCACCACCATAAGCACCATTACCACCATTACCGCCACATACAGTTGTTTGACCTTGTTGACCTGCTGCTATAAATCCTGCACCACCACCATAACCACCAGCAACAGCAGTTAATTTTGTTCCTGTTCCAAGAGAAATTGAACCACCTGAACCACCAACTCCAGACCAAGGGACTGGACCACCACCACCGCCAATACAAGTATTAGAACCAAAAGTAGTACTACCACCAGCACCACCAGTTGAAAATGAACCAGTTCCACCACCTGAACCACCACCACCACCACCAATCATTTCTACAATTAGGTATTTGGTATTTGCTGGAGTTGTATAAGTTCCACTACCAGAAGCATAAGTAGTTACTTGTGGTAAAGCTATTGTTGCACCTGAATAACCAGAAATTCCAGAATATCCAGAAATCCCGCTATAACCTGAAATACCACTATAGCCAGAAATACCGCTATATCCACTAAAACCAGATAAACCTGATCCGCTATAACCAGAATAACCACTAAACCCACTATAACCAGAAATACCACTATAGCCTGATCTACCAGAGTACCCTGAGATTCCGCTATATCCAGAGATTCCAGAGTAACCAGATATTCCACTAATACCACTATAACCAGAAATACCGCTATATCCTGAATATCCAGATATACCTGAATAACCACTAAATCCAGAGTAACCTGAAATTCCACTAAAACCAGAATAGCCAGAAAAGCCACTTGTACCTGTTGCGCCATTTGATCCGCTATATCCAGAATAACCACTAAATCCAGAGTAGCCTGAAACACCTGATCCAGAGTAACCTGATATGCCACTTCCAGAATAACCAGATTGACCAGAGTAGCCTGAAATACCAGAGTAACCAGAAATTCCTGAATAGCCTGATTTTCCACTATAACCAGAAGTTGAATAAGCAATTTGCTCAACATTAATTGCTACTGCTGGTGATACTGGTACTGTTGGACTTGTGCCAGCAGGGAGAGTTACAAGTTGAACTCCAGCAACATCAGACTGCCAATACATAGTAATGGAATCACTAGCATTTAAACTAAGTATTTGATTCCAGCCAACAACAGAAACACCATTAGTTCCTGAATGTTGTTGTGGTACTGCAAAAGTTCCTGTTGAATCTGGTAAATCTGTACCATTTAATCTAAACCAAACACTTACAGTTGATACAGAATTGTTTGGATTTGATACTTGTAAACTAAATGAATAGTTGTAAATTCCAGTATTGGAAAAAGTAACAGCATTGGAAACTAAATTAATTCCATTACTAATCGCTGTTGAGCCACATAAAACTTGATAAGCTGTTGTTGTGCTTGATGCTGTTTGTGCTGCTGTAGTGTCATAAAAAGCACCATACCAGCCAATAGAACCGCCAGCACCTACACCACCAGAATAACCAGAAATTCCGCTATATCCACTAAAACCAGATAAACCTGATCCGCTATATCCAGAATAACCAGAAACACCTGATCCTGAGTAGCCAGAAATGCCACTAAAACCGCTATATCCGCTTGTTCCTGATGTTCCAGAGTATCCACTAATACCTGAGTAACCACTTATACCTGAATAGCCACTAAAGCCTGAAATACCGCTAAATCCAGAGATTCCAGAAAATCCACTAAAGCCAGATGTTCCGCTATAACCTGAAATGCCAGAAATACCAGAATAACCAGAAATACCAGAGTAGCCAGAAATACCAGAAAAACCTGAGTATCCAGAAATACCAGAAAAACCTGAGTAGCCAGAAATACCAGAAAAACCTGAGTATCCGCTTATGCCAGAAAATCCGCTATAACCAGAAACGCCTGATCCGCTATAACCTGAAATTCCAGAGTATCCGCTATATCCACTTATCCCAGAGTATCCGCTTATTCCGCTATATCCACTTTTTCCTGAATATCCAGAAATTCCGCTAAAGCCTGAGTAACCTGAAATACCACTATAGCCACTTGTACCAGAGTATCCGCTTATTCCTGAGTAGCCAGAAATTCCGCTATAACCACTAAAACCTGATGTTCCAGAATATCCACTAATTCCTGAATATCCGCTATAGCCTGATATACCAGACCAGCCACTATATCCTGAGATTCCAGAGCCAGAGTAACCTGAAACACCTGATCCAGAATATCCGCTAATTCCACTAAAACCTGAATATCCAGAAATACCAGAGTAACCAGAAAAACTGCTATAGCCTGAATAACCAGAGTAGCCTGAATAGCCACTATATCCTGATGTTCCAGAATAACCTGAGTAACCAGATGTACCTACAATTTGACCTGCATTAAACCAAGCTGATCCATTCCATACATATAGATCACCATTAGAGTCAACAATGTAAGCATCATTAACTTGATTTCCTACAAGTGGCAAATCGGCTGGGGTTGCAACAGAACCTTTAATATTAATTGATGTTCCTTGTTGTCCACTATACCCTGAAAAACCACTAATTCCTGAATATCCAGAATAGCTACTATAGCCAGAATAACCAGATATTCCTGAATAACCACTAAATCCAGAATATCCAGAAATACCGCTTCCAGAGTAACCAGAAAATCCAGAATATCCTGAAGTACCAATTCCTGAGAATTGAGTCCAAACAATAGGGGTTGTATTAATTACGCCAATTTCAGGAGCAATAACAACCCATCCAGTACCGCCATTGACTGTACCATTTTGAATAAAAGTAAATGCACTTGGAACTTCTGTCCAGATATTCATATCGGCTGATCTTGACCATGCGCTGCTAGATGCTACATAAATACCATTTTCTGCTGGATTAGTTTGATTCTTTACGCAAACACGATCACCAGCCAAAGTTGTGTAATTGTCAATGGTTTGTAAGCCTGACAATGTAATGTTGCCACCCAAAGGAGTAGTTCCGCATTGACATTCACCTTTAGCTGTTAATCCTTGCGCTAAACCATCAGCGTATTGTTTATTAACAAGATCAATAGGATTGACAGGTAAAGATTCTACTTGCCCTGATACGCCAAATACATTTTGAAAGGCTGCTGAATAGTAACCATTTTCCATGCCATAAAGCTGTGCAAAAGCTTTACCTGTACCCGCAGTCATTAAATTAACTACAAAATCGCCAATACTCCATGCTCTTGCAACAGTTCCTTCTTGACCTCTTAAAACTGTCCATACATCTCCAGTTACATTAGTTACTAAAACAATTTCAACAATAAGATTATTTGTTGATTGAACTAATGTAGCTTTAAATGCTTCCGCATATTGAGGATTTGGAAAATTAACAGAAGTACCGCTTGCTACTGTAATAGTAGTATCAGAACTACTTACAGGCAAAGCAAGTGCAGTTTGGGCTTGATTAGAAAATAGCAGTATTGTCATGACAAACCCTTGTTAAAACAATTAAATAATAGAATACGTATCGTTAGCCGCGCCAGTAAACTTAATATTAGTAACTGGGAAAGTTAATACATAATAAATTTGACTTGTTTCAGTTCCAGTTGGAGTAACTGCCGCATAAAAAGTTGAGCCATTGTCCAAGGAAAATTGAATGGTTCTACCAGAATTAGCAGAATTTAAAACAATAGTTGCTGGATAAACAACATTAGGTAACGAAACAATTGCTGTAGTTCCAGCTAAAGTTCCTGTAATTGGACTGCCATAGTTATAAGTCATTATTTAACTCCATATTTCTAGTGGTTTATTAGGAAATACCGCATCAATAGTTGGATTAATAGCTATTTCTCTTAAAGATTTTCTATAAATAATCCACTCATTTTTATTTGTTAAATTTACATCTGGCAATGTTGCAAAATCTGAATTTGATAACAAATTTATTGCTTTATTTTTTATAATTACAAGTAATTGTTCATTGGTTGGTAAAGGATGTGAAGCATTAATTGGAAAACCATTAGAATCTGCAACAATAGTTTGTCCATTTGATTGACCTTGCATCAATGACATATAAATTTGATCTGTAATTTCTACAGAATCCGGTGGAATGTTTTTTCCATGAATTTCTAAATGATAAAAACCACCAGTTGTTTTAGAGTAATAAATCATTTTATTTTCCAATAGCAATATAATTCATTCGTGTATCAATAGTATTATTTGATGTATACCATTGGACAAAAGTTTGTGTCCAAGTTCCATATCCTGTTGAAACTACTGCATCAATATTTGCAGCGCCATCACCATTTGTTACAATAACTAAACTACAATAATTAGGGAAAGCTGCTGGAAAAAACCATTGAACTGGTTGTGAAGCACCGTTTAGTTGCCCAGCACTTCCCCATTGAATAATTGTGCCATCTGGAAATATTTCATAACCATAAACACCTGATAAAAATTGTTGAAATTGATTTAAAGTAACTATTGGATTAAATGCTGCACCATTTAAACTTAATCCACCTGATAAACTATATTGAGCATGAGTTCCTGAAGGATTTCCTGCTTGTAAATAGCCATTTAACGCAGACAATAATCCAGAAACATTAACAGCCCCACTAAATGCACCTGTTGTTGCATTAACAGTACCACCAGATTGATTTGTTGCTGTTGCAGCAGAATTAGCTGTAGCTGCATTACCTAAAATATTAATATTCCAGTTTCCATTAGCCCCATATCCATTATTTTGAGCTAAATTTTGCATTGTTCCTGCTGTTGGAAACATAGATACTTTATCGCCAGCAGACCATGAATAAGCAGTAGTACCTTCTTGTGCTCTAGAAACAGTCATAGAATCGCCTGAACGAGCAGTACAATCTAAAATTTCATAGATTAACCCCGTTGCAGCATCATTTAAAGTAATTCTAAAACTTTGACCAGATGTAGGCGAAGGAAAATTACTACCTGTGCCGGGTGCGACAGAAATAACCGTAGCCGTAGTGTTGATCGGGGCGGCTAAAGTGGTAGTTGCGTTATTAGCGTATAACAGAGTAGTCATAAATTATGCCTTAATAAGTCACATTGTAAGTATACTGGAATGGTAGCTGTAAAACACCTGATTGAATACCAGCATTTAAAATTGGTGCATTTGCGACTAATCCGCCCGCGGAAATGTGTATATCAACGACATTGTAAGTAGCAAACGTAACACTAATTTGATAAGTGTTATCTAATACTGGCAAATAACCGTTTGTACCTTGTAAAAATCGCTGAATGCGTCTTTTTAACCAAGTTGTATTAAATTGATTTCCATCACCTTCATAATAGTTCCAAGTAATAATTCTTTTGTAAATATCATCATTGGTTACATAAAAACTAGAAGGTGGAATAATTTTTTCCGCATCATACGCTAAAGTATCGTATGGCACGGTGTCATAAGAACCTAAATAAGTATAAGTTCCTAATGCAAAAGTAGGTCTTGGAATACCGTAAATTCCTTTTCCAACCCAATCTAATAAAGCTCTAGACTGAATAGTGTAATTAGGTAAATTTAAGTTATTTGTGTTATCTAAATATGTTTGTGATAATTCATTGTAAGCATCAAAAAATGCTTGCAAATACTGTGTAGTATCACTATAGCTATATTGCTGATATAAATACGCCGGGAGTAATTGCTGGGTCATATTTAACCTTGGGCAATAATAACTGCACTAGTATTGGTTTCAAAATAGCTTTCTGAATCTCCAAAAATTAATCCTGTACCGGTTGTTGGTGCGACAATACTTCCGTTAATCTCTACCGTAAATACCATGCGGGAGATTAAAGTTGCCGGTAAAATACTTGCTACTGCTAATTGAAATACATTTTGTAATTCAAATACGTTTATCGGTTGTCCCACATAAATACTGTTAATATAGTTAACAATTGCTGGATTTGCTAATTGAGCAATAGCCGTAGGGGATACATAGTTAGTCGATGTAGTATTCCAAAGTAAAGAAACATTTACAGTTTGCTGTGGTGGATTGACATAAGTAATACTGTAAGTATCTGGATAGTCGTCAATAGATACAGTAATATTTCTTGCGGTTGTAGTTGATCCAACAAGAGTAGAAATATCAAATACGCCAGTAAAAATAGCATTCGCGACTGCATAAGGGTCGCCGCCGCCGACAATTATTTCCCATTGATTTGTACCCGCTACCCGAATGCCGACTAATCGTGCTTGAACTCCAGATACTTTCTGTAATTGAGTTCTAAGAAAAGTTGGCATTCCTTGAGCAGTGGCTAATCCAGCTTGAATAACTTGCGCTTGATAATCAGGTAAAGTTTGAGCTGTAGTGCCAATTACTCCCGCTGAAGGGTTTGTACAAGTAAGGGTAATTCCTGATGGAACAGATGTAACTAATTGAGTTACTGAATTAACTGGTACAGCCCATGAACCAAAAGTTGTTGCAAGACAATACAAAGATGCGCTTACGCCAGTAGAACCAATAATTCCGCCATCTTGAACTGTGTATTGATAAGAGCCATCAGAAACAATAAAACCTCTAGGAATTACAAAACCTACTGTTCCGCTAAATACAACGAATACAGAAGTGTTTGATCCTTGACCTTGTTGAACGCCATAAACAGCGCCCAATTGATAGACAATAGATGCGTTTGCGGTATAAGGACTGATAGAGTTAACTAAGTCAACATAAGCTTGATCTTGAACAACGGCTGCACCCGCGGCTGTAGAAGCCATATCTTCTACTAAAGAGCCGGGCAAATTAGCTGTCAATCCGGGTGCTAAAGCGGTTGCAGTCGCTACTAGCTCATCGCGAATCGCTGTTGGACTTGCAGGGATAGCACCTGCGGTAGTTATAGTTGCCATTTATGTCGCCACCGTAGTTTGAATAGTTGTTCCGTTTTGGAATACAGCACTGATATTATAAGTTGGATTAACCGTATTTTGGGTTTTTAAGACAGTTAAACTAGCAAAATAGGGGGCGTACTGAGTTTGAGTCCTGTTTATTGCCAAGTCGGGCGGGACTTGATTTAATACGGATGAATATGCCGGTATTCCGTAATTGGCATAATAAGGACTTTCGCCTTGATTTAAGCGCAAAGTTTGAGCTAAAGTAGCCAACCAAATATAGCTGGTTTCGGTCACTTCTACCCATTGCCCCGATTCATTTATTCCATAAGTTCTCATGTTGGTGTTCCTGTAGTTCCTGTTCCTGTTTGTACACCACCGTGAGTATGTGTACTTCCGACAGCTTTTCCATTATTAGTCAAACTACCAGTATTAGCAAAATTACCTGTTTGATTAATATCGCCAGTAATTTGCATTGTGGCGCCTGATCCGCCTGTAATATGGAATCCAGCGTCACCAGTAATAAGCCCGTGAACAGTTAAATTCCCTGTAATAGTCACTCCAGCGTTGTCAATAACCATTACGGTACTGCCGTGTACTACCGTTACCCCTGAAGGTACTAAAGTAATAGTGGTGTTGTTATTGGTGTCACGAATTACAGCGCCGTTAGGGGCGTTAATGTTTACAGCGTTAGGATCAACGCTAGACCATTTTTTATTACCAATAGGAACGTAAACAAGGGCGCCAAGGTTAAAAGGAAGATCAAGTGGGGCTAACCCTGTCCCAAGCCCAGTAACACCCCCTAATCGCGCATCCGCAGCGAGGCAAACCCCATAATCGCCAACTTGTACGGGTAATCGTACATAAGTGCTTTGAGCAATAGGGCAAGTAACGGGAGGGAAAGTAAACTCCCCGCCAGTGTCGATTTCAAAGTTAACCGTAACAATCGACCCATTAACCGCAGTAACTCGGCAAGGAAGCTGAAATCCAAAAGCTTGTTGATTTTCCTCAAGCTTACTTTGAATAAGGTTTGATATCGATACCGCAAAGGGGGTTTTTTGTTCGGCGCTCATATCTGGTTTATCGGTGTATTAGGAATAATTGCTTCGATAATAGTAACCCAAGCGTTACCATCAGGCGATCGACTGCTGCCAACATGGTGAATTTTTGTAATAAAAAAAGTGCCGTTAAAAGCTATCTTATTGCGATATTGAGAGTTGTTATTTACTACGTTCAGTACGGGGATACCCGGTTGAAACGATATGTAATCACCAATATTCAAATCGCCGCGCATAACTACTTTAGCTGAAATAGTGTTAATTCCAAGCCAAGTTAAATTGCCAATAACATCTGTAAAAGCAATTTCTTTTGTGGCGGCGGGCGTAATGGCAGAATCTGTTAAGAAAAACCCTTTAGCGGTGGACGTAATTATTGCACCCGTATATTTGGGGTCTTTTTTAATAGTTCTACTTGCTTGGTTAATTTTGGCAGAGAGGCTTAATAAATCAAAATGCTGGGACGGTGCATCTTCTGTATATACAAGACCTGTACTAAAAGAACCTGTAATAGGTGTAGTAGGGTAAGCGTTTTGTAATGCTTGTTTTACTGCGTCGGTTAATTCAGTGCCTTTTTTCCAATTAAAAGTAATATTTTTAAGGGCGTTTGGATCCACATAGCCCGGCACAACTACCAAATCTAAACAAACTTCAGTGCCTTGCCAATTTGCAAAAGCTTGCAAAATTGCACCTTGCACGACGACACCGCGTTGTTTAGGGTTAGCGTAGGGTAAACCCTTAGACATACCTATTTGAACAATAATTCCGCAAAGTTGAACGGTTTTACCGTCAGCGGAAATAGTAGGGTTTAAGTTGGCTACTTGCCCTAAAGCTTTTAAATCAATACCCCAAACTTTAATAAACCCATTAGACGCGTATTGATGGTAAGCATTTTGAAAAATATCTAAATCCACGCGTAAGGCTGAATAGTTATCATCGCCTAATCCTGATTGCGAGCTATAGCTAAACGCTTTAAAACGAGTTGGGTCTTGTAACGGCGGAGTAATAGTAATGTCGTAAAAACGCATTTTATGGGTTTATTTCAATATTGTTGCTACTAGCTCTGTAGACTAGAGTTGAAGTTTGAAAATACCCAAACGCCAAATTAATGTCGTAATTATCTGGTGAAGCTGTCAATGGTCTTGAAAAAATTAAATTACTATTGTTGTCATAAATATTGACGTAGTATCTTTGTCCGTAAAGATTCCATGTGCAAATTCCAACGTAATTTACTCCGTCTAAAGTTGGATTAAATTGAAAATTAGCGAACGGAGTAGGATTAAATCTAATTAATGTTGTCATGATTAATCCGCGTAGTAATTAATATCTGTAGGAATTTGCGGAGTTGGCGTTTGTGTCCAAGTAGCCGTGCTTGGTAATCCATTAGATACTTTATTCATCAACGACCCTAAAATGGATTGCGATTGAGAAGAAGTAATTAATGGTTGCGTAAAATCCCATTGATACATGAATTGCACTTGTTTATCCCCCGGTGGGCTTATATCCCTAATTGAGGTTAATAAACAATTTGCATAAGCAAAAGCAGGGGTTAATACGGTAAAAGTGCCGCCAGTGCTAATATGTTTTTGAATACCAAATTGCAACGCAGTCAAAATCGCTTGTTTAATAATTAAGCCGCCGTGAGTTTGAGCAGGGCAAACCATTAGCATGCTGATATCTAAAGGCTGTTGAACTACCGCGTTTGCGGCTGTAGCAAAGTTAGCAAACGGATATTCAGCTACTTGCCATTTAGCCAATGTGCTTCCGGGTAATGGTTTGTAATGAGCAAAAAACTCACCGTTTTCAATACCGGGTATGTCTAATATTTCTGTTATTAAAGTAACAGGTGCGAATCCACCTAAATAATCAGCAAGTCCGCCTACTAGCCAAATAGGGGCTATTTCAAAAGCGGCGGAGAATGCGGTCTGTCCAAAAGAAGCCATAGTTATTACCTTTGTTTTCCTGCCATTGTTGCGGCTTTCTGACTTACGCCATCGCCGGTATTAACATAAATATCTGTTCTATTAGGGTTAAATAATTCAAGATGATTAGGGTCTTTAGCGCCTAATGGTCTATATAAGTTATAAGTTTCTTTAAGTTCATCTTCAGTATGCTTAGATAGAAATTGTTTTAAGCTATACATTGACACATCCACAGCGTTGCCACTTATATGGTGACTTCCAGCGCCAGCAACAGGTCTACCTTCTGCGGTATACCACTGTCCGTTTATTTGATATTTCTTTAATGCTTCTTCTTGCGCTAAAGTTCGTTGTCCGCTAATAGGAGTTAAATCCGCCATTTTAATAGAGGCGGCTAATTTTTCGTTAACACCTTGCAAGATTGCAGCGTTGCTATCTTTACTGCTTTGTGCGGCGCCTTTAACAGCATAATCGGGCATCCACCAAGGTACTTCTTTTTTAGTTTTGTCTATATCTTGCGGCGTTACTTGATTTTTCTTATCAACTAAACCAAAAAATACGGCTGCGTTATAAGTAGCTTCACCTAATCTTTCAAGTGCAGTCAAAAATACTTGAACATCTTCTTTTAATTTAGGCGAAGATAAATAGTCTGCAAAATCTTCAAGCGCTTGTTGAGTTTTTTTACTGCTTAAAAAAGCGTCTAAAGCGGTTGCAATAGCTTGAGTTAATTTGCCTAAAGGTTCTGTTAATTTGTCTAAGTTTTTAATTAAAGAATTTTCAATGACATTTCCAGCTTCTTTAATTTTTACCCAAAACTGTCTAAAAGATTCGTATTTTGATTCATCTACAGCAAAGTTTTTATCCCCTGTTCTTAAAGAAGAAATCAACCTTGCAAACTCTTCGGGTTTCATGTTTCCAACAGTTTGTAATTGTTCCTCACTCATCACATCTTGTAAGCCGGGCGTTAATGCTCGAGCTACATCAACATTTCCGCCAGAGGCTTTTACAGCTTCTCTAGCTTTAGTAAGGATATCTGGAAGATTTTGGAAAGCGTTTTTGTTTAGGTTTCCGCCTAAAATGCCAACTTTGTATTGCTCAGTAAGTGTAGTTTGTAACCTTTGAATGTTAGCCATTACACCTTCAATACCGCCAAGGTAGGGTTCGCCATAAGTTCTAGCGGCTCGCAATTGTGACGTATTAACGCCAAGCCCAGTAGCCTCTCTACGCAAATTACTTGCACCAGCAGCTAACCCACCAAGACCAAACCCGCCGCCGATTGCACTGTAGGTAAGCCATTTAGCTGCGGAAAGCGCAGCAGAAGCCATATTTGACGCAATTGAAGCTGTATGACCTACAGCGTTCTTTAACGATTGACCGCCATCAGAAATTGCTTTATTAAAAGCTTTTTGACGTTTTTCGGCTTCTTCTAATGTCTTGTTAACTTCTTTCCATTTTTTGGATTGTTCGTCAACAGACTTTTTATACTTTTCAAAAGCGGCTTGAAACGCTTTAAATTTTTCGTCTAATACATCTATTTCAATTACTGATTTTACTGTCATGTTGTGTTCCTAGTAATTAAAATAAACTTTTAGATTTAATAGCCCTAATTAAGTACCGTTGGCGATATTCTGAAGCATCTTCCCATTTAAACCCTATTTCTTTCATAAACTCGCCAAAATTTATGTAAGTAATATAGTCTAGGATACTATGGATGATCCCTTCGCCTTCTTGCCAGTAGTTTCTTTTTTGGTCAATATCGGCAAACCATTCATGTACTCCGTACAGTCCGAGAACGTAAGTTCCCAGTTTCGCAACGCACCTGCCATCTCCAAGAAAGAATTTTTCAAGTCTTTCGGTGCAACCTTGGAGATTGCTGTAAAAAAAATTAATGAGCTTAAAGCTTCTGCTTCTTCATCCTCATTTAAAATTTCTTTTTTTACTGCCGTATCAAACGGAATAGTTTCCCATCCATGTTCGGTACTTATTGCTACATTGGTTAAACGAATAATTTCGTTTACCAATCCGAATTTAACTCCACCTGCCCCGTCCCAGTTACCCGCCTTAGTCGCAATTGACTTTAAGGCTGGGTAAGCTAGTTGGGGTGCGGATAAAGCTAAATGCGCTTGATTAATACTATCAAAACACTGACTAAATACTTTTCCTAATTCTAAATAAAATTGTTCAAATACAGATCGACTGATAGAAGTGGAGTGAATATGAACTAAACCATTTTTCTCAGTCTGCACCTGCATCACAAGGGACAGATTACGATCGATTTTCAATTTTTAGCCTTTCATTAGGAAGCTGAATACATAGTAGAGTTAATGTTATAGACACCGCGCAAGCGAACAATTAAGCCAGCTTGAGTACCATCAAACGAAGTTTCTTGAACGCTCATTAAAACACAGTTATTTAACTGAAACGGGGACAATACTTGAGTGTCTGGATAAACCGTTACAGAACCTAAAGTAGTGGCTGTTTCAATTTGTGTCTTATAAGCGTTACCAAGAGCTTGCGTTCTTAGTAAGTGCATAGTAACGGTTCCATAAATATATGGCTCTGGGCTGGTTACTGCGCCAGTTAAAGTGCCAATAAGTAAAGATGTGTCACCATCAAAAGCCAAACTAATTGCTTCTCTAGCCAAATAGCCAGAAGTCACGTTTAGTTGGGTATAGTCGGCGTAAACAACACTCGCTAGTAGTCTATTTAATGTGCCTTGTTGAATTTGAGGATTAGCCATTATTTACTCCTAGACTGGAATGTTAGATGCGGTTAAGTAAATAGTGATTTGTGTGAAACCTCTTGCTGGTACGAAAGTTAAACTTAAACCGTTATATGTTCCAGTTGCATAATCACCGGGGTGTTGAGCAACGTAAGTTGTAAACGGAACAGCTTGAACTGTTGCAGGAGATAAAACCAAACCAAAAGCGATACCGTTATTAGTGGTGGCTTGTGCGACTTTTTGCAGTGTATTAATACCAGCTTGGTTATAGTACAAAGGATTAGTCGGCAAATTGCTACCGTTAATAATTGCGTTAGCTAAAGAAAGCTCAACATTGATCGCCATCCAATCTACTGAATACCAGTAGTTAAATGGATTTAGATCCATGAAGGTTCCCCAGAAGATTACTTTATTGCTAATACCGCCTTCTGCACCTGTACCGATCCAGTTAACGCCAGCGGCTTTTAATTGGGTCTGTAAAGTGTTAGTTAAAACATAAGGGGTAACTGCATAAACAAAAGTAAATGCTAATGGATGAGCTAAATTGCTTGCGCTTGGGTTATAGCTTAAAGTAGTCCAGAAAATAGCTGCGGCGCTAAATTCAGTTACAGGTGCGCTTGGGCTTTGAACTGTTGCAAATACTGACTTATAAGTTTCCCAGTTAGTATAGGTTGCAATTGTTGTAGTTACATAAAAATATAACTGAGCAGTAGTACCTGTATAGGTGTTAGCCATAGCCCATGCAGTTGGTTCTGTATCCCAAGTTTTTGGTAACAGATAGCTGTAAAAGCGAATGGTTGGACTTACGATATATGCGTTTAAAGCGGTAACGCCTTGCGCTGGTGTACCTACACCTAATTCAAGAATATAAACTGCTTGGTTAGCGCCTTGGGCAAAGAATGTTGTAGTCATCGCTACTAATTCTTGAACATCTTCCAAAGTTACGACACCTTGAGTTGTTACAACGCCGGGTGATCCTGCTAATACATAGGTAAATGTATTAGTACCAGTAGAAGTTGCGTTAACTGTTCCGTTATATGCAGTTGGGATTACGCCAGCGATAATGACTTCAACAATATCGCCAGTTGGGATACCGTGTGGAGTTGCTGTTGTAACAGTGACTGTACCAGCGCTTAACACCATAGTAGAGATAGTTGTAGCACCTCTTAAAATGCTAGTTAAATCGCTTACTTGGGTTAAAAGCTGAGTTGTTCCTGCCGCTAAGGTAGTTCCACCTTGCGATACAAACGCGCCGGTCTGTTGCAGCTTAGACGGCGCAGGTGCTACCTGTTGGGTAACACTGACATTAACAATATTTGGCATTTTTGCCCCCTAATTAGATGTAGCTAATTGCTAAAGTTTGACCAGTACCGGGGCTTACAACAATACCGTTAGAAACTGGGAAATCAATATTAACAACACCAGCAGTTGCAGGAATTACAGCAACTTCATTAGCTGCGCCGGCAGCGCCAGTTGTAGCTGCGTCATAAACAGAACCAGCGCCAGAACCGGCGACAATAACGCTAATTTTAGCGATACGACCTGCTGTTGTTTTGACAACAGTGGTAGCTGTAATGTTAAAAAATACTTTTTGACCTTGAGCTGTCAATAACGCGCCATTTTGAACGGTTGGATTGGTAACGATTGCCATTTGAAACTCCTTTTTTACACTAAGTTAGGGATAACAACATCTTACTACGAAATTTTACTACGGCAAGCTATTATGTGGGGTAATTGTGATAAATGCGTGTTCAATTAATTTTCTTGCAATGTCATTTACCGTGGTCTGATAATAGCTAACTTCAAAAGTAATGGTTTTCTTTTGGGCTATGATGCCCATTTCAGGTTGAGTAACTTTCTCGTCCTGCATTATTGGCATATTCATCAAGCCAATATTGTCCGTATTTCGACTGTAATCTAAGATATATTGCACAAAATTAAGGGCTTCTTGGTTACGAACACCAAAAAGTTCAATTTTTACGATATCTTTAGTTAGTTGAAACGGGTTTGAATTAGGGTCTAAAAGCGGAAAATCTTGTATCGCTGTAGTCGGATTAATATCCACTGAAGCATAAACTGGCGGCAAATTTTGCTCCACTAAGTATGATGGATACATAGGGAAAAACTGGTTCAAACTTAGCCAGATTGGAAGGCTATTGGAAACAATTACGCTGGTAGTATCGAATCCTGTCATGGAATCGATAACCTGTGTATTCATGATTGAATACAGCGTATCTCCACGATAGTGGTATAAATCAGCCTGTTTATAAAAGTTTTCGCGGCGGCTAAAAGCGTATTTATAGCCATCGTAGTTGGCTATATACAAAAATTGAGGGTTTACAAGATTAAAATCTTGAATTTCTTGAAGTGAAGTAAAAATCACATGGTTATAAACCGTGGTTCTTTCAGCCAATTGATGAATTTCTTGGTTGACGTGAAATGAACCTTGAGCAACTAACTGTCTTGCGGGGACGCCTTCAGGGTAATTGTCATACAAAAGCTTGTTATATTGCGACGCATTATAGAGCGCTGAGTCTGTTAAAAGACTAGCGTTTACCCAAAAAACATACCCGTCCAAAGGCAATACCATTTTTACATAAAGTGTAAAAGTGACTTGTTCATTACCGGATAAAGTTTCTACGCCTTGAGCTAAACCAGCGCCAAGTTGCGGTTTTGCTGTTGCGGCTTCTATTGCAGATGCCATTATTCAACCCATCCTTTTAAAGAGCGCTCAAAAATGCCTGTATCAATAAACGATGGACGGCGAATACCTGTAATCACTTTTTTAAATTTTTGACCTTTTCGCACTTTGGTAGGTGTTTTACCGCTTACCGTGCGAGTATTAATACCTTCTAAAGCGGCTTTAGTTGGAATGCCATATTCACCGTATTTTCCTGCGGTTCGTTCAATTTCTTGAGAAGTCAAAAAATTGTGCATTTTATCGGTAATTTCTTCGCCACTAACCGCAAAAACATCTTTTATAGCTACTGGCAGACCTTTTTCCATCATATCAAAACCAATAACCGCATCTTTAGCCAATAAATCGGCAATATCTTTTTGATGAGCGTTATAAAACATCGAAAATAAGCCGTAGCGTTGTTCGAGGTCTTTCCCTACAGTGTAAGTAGTTCCCCCTGCTAATTCAGGAACGTCTATTACGCCGAGATGCAACTTAATCAAGTCAAGCCCCAAAGTGTGCCAAGCTGTTGCATATATGACAGCGCTACGCGCCCGTAAGGGTCTTTAATACGTTGTAAGTCTAATAAGCTTAGATCACGCAACCCATGACCTACAGAAAGCGATTCATTGGTGCTTACGTCGCCCGCGGAGTTAATTACACCAGCAACAAAGTTATTGATGCCGAACTGAGCGCGTAATTGCGTGAAATAAGTCTGACCGGGATAATCTTGCTGAAACTGTAATAGTTGGCTTCCTGCCCAGTTATAAACTGTCAAAGTATAAATATCAGGTACGGTTGCGGCGAAATCGGTTGGTACGATATCTAACGCAACGACATACGCATAATTCCAACCGGGATCAATAGGGGACATAGCGGTAGTGGGTATTCCCATCACAGCTTGCGCCCATGCGATAAAACCAGTTAATGAAGGTGGCGAAACAATTGGATCAGCCATAGAACCATCCTAGAAATGTTTTCTATATTCTAAAGCAAAAAACTCCCCGAGGGGAGTTCTTTTCTATTTACTTCTGGGTCTACCACGTCCTTTTGGCGCTTCACCTTCGTGAATTACCTCAATTTTTTGGTCAAATTTTTCAGATTGATCTGCGGCATTCTTTTTATCTTCCGTAACTTCAAACTCAATTCCGCCTTTTTGCTTAATTCCCATTTCTTGAGCTTTTAAAGAAATGATTTGATCTTGCGCTGCGGCAGTGATGCTACGAGCTTCTTGAGCACGGTCAATATTTTCTTGATCGGATTGGCTAATACCCGCTTCAATAGCTTCTACGCTAATTGGCTTTCCAATACGATAGCAAAGTCCACCAAAGCCTTTTTTAACTTTAGTTACTTCCATGATTCCGTATGGCTCATGCTGCTTAATAATGGCATCAGCTTGAAGTTGATCTTGAACTAACTTAATTTGCGCTCCAGCCCGGATTTTATGAGAAAACGGTCTGACATTCTCAGGCAACATGTAAGTGAATAAAAAATCTTGTTTACTGCAATTGGCTATAAATAAGTCCATTTATTTCTCCCAAAAGGGTGGGAAGCCGATGATGCGGGGTCTTTTGAACCCCCGGCTTCCCATAGAAAAGTTCCCAGCATCACTTGGGTTCTAACATGATAGCAAAAAACCACCCCGTAGGGTGGTTAAAATCCTCACGAGATTTTATTAATAGGCAGCCGAAATAATCGTCATACCTTCTGGACGGATACCCCAACCAGAGGTGCTACGCATTGTGTAGAGGGTAGTAATACCACCGTCTGGCAATGGAGTAGGAATCTCTGTAGGTGCAGCTACGTCGCAGAGCATCAAAGATGTTGCAGTTGTATTTGGTGTCAATTCAGCAAATACGTTGGTGTTGATGCGTGAGTTTGCTTTAGGGATCTTGAGTTCTGGAGCAATCAAGATGATTGCGTCAGTACCGCCGTAACCTTGACCGATGAGTGTGTCATCAGCAGCGAAACTTACATCGTCACCACCTGCCCAAGACGCAACAGTTTCAACCAATCCAGCGGCAGTTTCTACACCGGCGCCGATACGTTGGAACTGAGTCAATGAAACGATTCCGCCGTAAGAGATTTGTTGAATGAAGCGTTGTGGAGCAAGGAATACCAAGCGCAAAGGTTGACCAATTTGCAATGTAGTAGTTTTTAAGTTACCGATTGCATTTAGCAAGAACTGAGCTAATTGACCAGAATCCCATGTGCTATAGCCAGTGTTACCGTTGCTGTCTGCGCCTAAGTTGATGCGAGTAGCGCCAGAAGTATTTAGCAAGCCTTCGCCGTTGGCTGGGTTGTAGCCATAGAGAAGAGCGTTACGCAATTGCTGAGCAATACCTTGACGAGCAGCTAAACGGAGAGCCTCTGGGAGTGCATAACCCCAAGCACCAGTAGCAGCTTCATCGAAGTTGTCATACTGAGCGCGGGTTTGCAGACGATAAGTAGCAGTACTAATCATCGAAGGGATAACAGATGCGCTTGGCAACTGGTTAGCCGTAGATTGATTAGCTGATACTTGGGTTGTCAACTGAACCTTTTTAGCATAAACATAAAGGTCAGCTTCACCAAGGCGTGGCATTGGGTTCTCTGTTGCCAGAGTTGTAAACGCACCAGAAGCCAAACTGTACTGCATAATCAGCTCAGGCATCATGAAGTGTGGGTTTACTGTTACATACGAGGGTGCAAATCCTGACATGATCTATTCCTTTCTTAGATTAGGACAACTGCTACAGGAGCAGCAGATGAGCCACCAACGATGGTGTTAGACCAGTTAGCATTACCAGTACCAGAATTGTAATTAACAATTTTGTTACCAGAAGTGCTGATACGCAAGATTTTGCAAGGTACTGCAAAGTTGCTCGTTGCTGTTGTTGTTAAACGAAGGTTAGTTGTATCCCAATACACAGTTTCAGTAATGGAGCTACCAGCCAAAGCTACGATAGAAGCATCGCAAGGCAATGGAATACGAGCGCCTGAACCGAAACGGTAGAAGTTTACAGACATGCCGGGAGAATACAACGGTGCTGTGCTTTGTGGGGTTGTGATACCTTGAAAAGCTTGGTTAAACACGGAAATACCAGTAGGAGCAGCTACAGTAGATGCTTGGATAATGGTAGAGCCTAATGTGTCAGTACCGGGTTGTGTATCACCAGAGTAAACGCCTGATTGTGCTGTTGGAATTGTTTCAGCAATTGGAACTCCGCCCCATAAAGGAGAAGTAGCAGAAGTTGAAAGAACACCACCAGCCAACCAGAATTTAACTGCTGGATCGTCGAGTGCATCACCTTGTGTAAAACCGGCGGAGTTGACATTAAATAAGCCAGCAGCGTTGGTTGTTACCATTGGTTGTAGAGAAATTTGTGCGGTCATGGCTTATTCCTTATCGCTTAACATTTTCAGTATTAAACTTCACGACCCGATGAGTTGGGAGCTTGAAGTCACCTAACCATGCTTCCATATCACCACGGTACTCAGTGATGGTACGACCAGCTTGGTCTTTCTTGTGCAACGCGATCAATTGACCTTTTGCGATTGCGCCAGTTCCACGGGAAGCAGCAAGAGCGTCAGCATAAACACGTTTTTCAACGATTTGCAACATTGCTTCGTCAGCAATCTTGTTGATGTTTACGTTTTTCATTTCGTCGCTATGAGCTTGCAAACCACGGAGCATGCGCTTGCGATAAGCCATTAAGCTTTCGCCTTGCAATGGACGTGATGCAGATTTGCCAAAAGCTGAGTAGACAGAATCAGCTTTAGCTTGACAATCAGCGTATGCGGCTTCTTCGTCATCTTTTTTAGCTGCTTCTTCGTCGTCATCTTTACGGTCATCTTCTTCGTCGTCGTCTTTTTTGAACTCCATGTGACCCGGATGTTCCATTTCGCCTTCGTCGTCTGGCTTGATTTCACCAGCTTTGCCGTGCTCTTTAGGATCAGATCCCTCTGCGTCCTTCTTAGCTTTACGCATCATGAATTTCTTAGCTTTGGCTTCAGACTCATCGTCATCTTTCTTAGCTTCTTCTTCTTCATCGTCGTCGCATGCTTCCATATCGTCATCTTTTTTCGCTTTAGCTTTTTTATCAGCCGCAGTTACTAGTGGTGGCGCAGGAAGGTTTTTTTCCATTTCATCTAAACGGGACATTGTTTTTCCCAATAAAGACATAATGGCATCTAATTTATCGCCTTGGGCATCTGCCTTTGGCTCAATCTTATTTTCAGTCATTTTCAGACACCTCATTGTTAGTTAATAAAACTCCAGCAGCGTCGCCGCCTTTGTCCCATACTCCCTTTGAACCCCTAGCTTTCGTAACGATTGCTATGTGATCCAGCAGAAATGGCACACCCTCAATCAAGAGTGGCTCGCCATTCTCGGTTGTAAGTGTAATGTTACCAGCAGTTTGGTCAAAAACAACTGCTGGGGAAGTCGATACTTCGCCTTCCAAAATTTCTGAAATCGCATCTTGGTCATAGATTTTTGCAATACCCCAGACTTCATCACCTTTAATGTAAGGTAACAAAACGGAACCAACTGCACGATTTTTAAACTCTTCGGTTGTCAATACTTGGGTTTCGGGATGATCCATAATCACCATCAATCCATTGCAACGCTCTAAAAATTGTTCATTCAAATAAAGTGATGGATCACGCCAAACGTGTTCACCAATGCTTGAACGAAATGCTAAACCAGTACCTGTGATACGAATTGCTAACAAAGCAATGTTGGCATACATCTGTGGGCTAGCTAATAAACCTTCGGCAATTAACTTGGCTACATCGGTTTCGGTCTTAGCCATAGCGATTTTGAACGCATTTTCTAAACCCGGATGTAACGGCATTGGTGGCACTGTTGGGCTGCACCAATCTGATCCAGAAGATTCGTAATTGAGTTTTACTTCTTCTTTAGGAAAATTGTGGGCAACGTAATAGCAGAATTGTCCATCATCATAAAGAACTTCTAGCTTGCCTTTGTAGTCAATGCCGGTTTCTTCTAAACATTCACGGCGAGCGCATTCTTCAAGAGTTTCATCGCCTTTTTGATGTCCGCCGGGAATGCACCAAGTACCGGGATAATCGCCACCACCCATACCTCTACGAATCATTAAAACTTCTTCGTTTGGGGTAATAAACATAATGCCAGCAGCTCTACCTTGAGCACCGCCCATATTATCTTCAGGTTTTACTTCTTTTGGTGGCTCTGGAACTAATTGAGCATTTTGTTCAATTGCTTCATTTTCGGCGTCTGGTACGCAATTTGGTACGCTTTTGCCGTCTTTTTCTTTCATGCCGTACTGGGTATAACCTTCCCAGCATGGATCACTATCAGGAATAGCTTCCGCATATTCAATCAAAGCGTCGCACATTTCTTCTAAATGGCTTTGTGCTTCATCAGCATCGCATTTCCACTTTTGTAAGGATTTATTAATCCGTGAATTAGGATCGTGCGCGGTTTTTTCGGACGTTAATTTGGCTTTCATGCCTTTCATGCGAGCGCAGAAAGACGCTTTACGAGAGCCACCTTCAGGTTGCGGAGCTTTTAAATGAGCGCCATGTTCCTTGTTATAGGACTCACGAC